AGTATGACGGCCGCCGGCACTACCTCTCGGAGGACTGGGCGTTCTGTAACGCGGCCCGTCAGCTCGGGTTCAACGTGTGGGTCGACCAGTCGATCATCCTGCAGCACATGGGGTTGTACCCCTTCACTGTCGCTGACCTGAACAACCCCGGCTCCGCGTTCCCTTCGACGGGGATCGACCGTGGCACGTTCGAGAGCAAGAACCCTGTCTTCAAGGATGCGCTCGTAGGTGACCTCGTTACCGACATTGCCGAGTGGGCCAGCGAGAATATCGGCGACGTGCGGCGCATGGTCGCGCAGGGGCAAGAGGACACACACCGCCTGTTCCGCGAGAAGCCGGAAGACGAGACCGAGGCCGAGTGGTACCAGCGTGACGATGTGGGGATGGCGTACATCTGTGACCTCGCGAGTTGGCACCGTCGCGGCGCTGGCGTCCCAGCGGCCTACGCCGCCAGACTCGCAGGCAAGCGCGTGCTTGAGTTCGGCTGCGGCATCGGCACCTTCGCCTTGCAGGCTTCACGGGCAGGCGCGAACGTTGAGTGCTACGAGCCGAATCCCACGATGCGGGAGTTCCTCGCATGGCGAGCGGCGAAGCACGATCTCCCCGTTACCTTCACGGCAGCACCCGAGGCGCTGTACGACGCGGTCGTGTGCTGGCATGTGTTCGAGCACGTAGGTGATCCAGAGTCCACGCTGGACGAGTTGCTGGGAATGCTGGCACCGGGCGGGCTGTTCATTACCGATGACGGCTTCGACGATCAGGACACCCCGCAGCACCACGCGCACCCAGACTGGGCCGGTGTGCTCAAGAGCCACGGTCTCGTCGCGGTGTCACCGATGGTGTACGAGCGCGCGGACGCACGCGTGGTGGCTGTCCCGATATGAGCCTCAACACCACTAACTGCGCCGTGTTGGTCGGGAAAGATCAGCGCGTGATCCTGGTGAAGGGGCGGTGAGCCGTGGCCTGGGCAGACACGCCATACGCCACCACCTCGGAATATCGCGAGCGTAACGGCCGAGTCTCGACCGACTCTGACACCACGCTTGCCGCGCTTATCCTCTCGCTCTCGCGTGTCGTGGATCGCAGGCTGGGCGTGGGGCCGGCCGGGATCGCCCCGCAGTCCGCGGTCACGCTGACGTTCCGCTCGCCTGACGGCGGCCGGCTGTTGTATCTGCGAGACGAACAGGAGCGTCAGCACTTCCTCCGCACCGCCACGGCTATCGGCATCGACTCCGAGGGAGACAACACCTTCGACGGTTACACGCTCGTGCTCGGCACCGACACCGAACTACGCGGCTACCCCATCAACGCCACCACATACGGCGAGCCGTATACCGCATTGGAGTTGATGCCGGGAGTGTCAGGGGCATCGCCGGCGGCGTGGCCGAAGGGTGCGGAGGTGCGCATCACTGGTAACTGGGGGTACACCGCGATCCCAGGTGCGATCAAGGATCGCGTCATCAGCCTGACCCGTGAGCTGGTGCAGGTGCATCTCGGCGGTGCGCTGACCGACGAGATGATCAACGCCGCGCTAGAGGCGAACATCGGCGCGCGTTCGCTCATGCATCTGCTCGAAATGGAATACTCGCGACGCATACCGGCGTTTGGGGCATAGCAGTGGACATCAAGGTCAACGTCACCGGCCCCATGTTCACCGGCAGCCCTGACCGAGTGCTGTCCAAGGCCATCGACCAAGTGATCATCGCGGTGTCCAAGGTCGCGGTGAACGAGGTCAAGGCGGAGTTGACGCCTGGCCACGGTGTCCAGTCTGGCGCGTTCCGCAGGGGCATCACGCGCAAGAAGAGCGGCAAAGAGGCGCGCGTGTTCGCGAAGAACACCATGATTGCCAAGTGGCTGGAAGGCGGCTCGCGCATGGTGAAGCGCCAGACGCGCTTCCAGGGCTACGGCATCTTCGGCCCTGCGACCCAGCGCACCGACCGTACCGCTGGCGAAGAGGCGCGCAAGATCACGGCTGAGTTGGTGCGCCAGTTGGGAGGCCGGTAGTGGCGACTGATTGGGCGACCGTGGAGAGTTGGTCGTGGTTCATCGAGCAGTGCCAACGCGAGGGGACTCCGTTCTCGCTCTCGATTGAGTGTGAGCGGCGCGAGTTGCCATCGCAGAATGGTTGGGCTGTATTCGAACTAACTGGCAAGCGCACGGTGATAGTGAAGGTGGGTTAGGTGGCCTTCAACATCCGCAGCACCATCGCAGTGATCAAGGACGCGCTAGTGGACTCCGGCCTGTTCTTCAGTGTCGAGATCGCACGGCCCGGCCATCCGGTGGGTGAGGGGCCGAGCGCCACCATCCACGGCGAGTCGATGCGAGTGGTGGGGACGACGCTCACCAACCCCATCGAGGTGCATGTCTTGAAGGTGCGCATCTGGCGCGCGATGAACACGCTGGGTGACCAAGAGCGAGAGCTGGAAGCGATGACGCTCACAAGTCAGGTACTCGACCTGCTCTATGGCGACTTCACGTTGGGGGCGGGGATTCGTGCTGTGGATGTGGCGGGAATCCACGGCGACACACTGGCCGCGAGTTTCACTGACGACAATATCGAGACCGCGCAGTACCACATCGCGGACATCACCGTGCCGCTGATCGTGGACAGCGCGACAGCGTTCGCGGCGTAGGGGGGAGACGATGGCGAAGTACCGCGCTCTCACTGGCCTCTCGCTACGCAAATCCCCCGACCCCACCAGCCCGCTCTACGAGCAGTGGTTCGAGTGGGCCGCGGGTGAGGAGTTCGACGCGCCGCAGCACCTCGACACGAAGCGTGGCGTAGCCCGCGGCATCATGGAGCAGGTGAAGTAACCGTGGCCAAGACAGCGGGCATGGGTGATCAGTTCTTCGTCGACGGCGCCGACCTGAGCGGTGACACTGCGACGCTTGGCAACATCGGCTCGCCACAGGGCGTGTTGCAAGTGCCTGGCATCAACGCGACGGGCATGGAGCGCATCTATTCGCACCATGACGGGATCATGGAGTTCACCACCTACTTCAACGATGCCGCCGGGCAAGAGCACCTGACGTTGCGCGGCAAAGGTGACGGTTCCGACCGCATCGCTTCGTACTTCCGTGGGGCGACCATCGGGAACATCTCTGCGCACCTCGTGGCGAAGCAGATCAACTACGATCCGAACCGCGGCGCGGACGGCTCGTTGATCAGCACCACGCAGTGCCTCGGCAATCTCTACGGCCTCGACTGGGGCAGGATGCTGACCGCTGGTAAGCGCACTGATACGACCGCTACCAACGGTACGAGTCTTGACAATCTCGCGGCGAGCGCGACTGGCTTCGCTGCTTACTGCCACGTCACCAGCGTCACAGGCACCAGCGTCACCGTGAAGATTCAGGAATCCAGCAATGACGGCGCCGGCGACGCGTTCGCGGACATCATCACCTTTACGGCGGTGCTCGGCGCGGCTACTGGCTTCCAGCGATCCGCGCTCGCCACGCTCACTACCGCCGTGGAGCGTTACCTGCGGGTAGTGACCACCGGCACCTTTTCCGAGGCGAAGTTCGCAGTCGGCGCGACGAGGACGCCGTACGCACTATGAGCCACCAGCAGTTTGTCATGGCGATGTCGAGCGACCCGGCGCGAGGCGCGGTGCGCATGTCGTGCGGCGATGTGCGTTGTGCAGCGCAGCGTGACGGCTGGCTCACCACGCTCGACCCCGAGGATGGGAAACATGTAGCGATGATGCGCTGGATTGAGGGTGACTCGGGCCGCAAGTTCTTCAAGCTCCACTCAGAGGATGCAGCGGAGTGGGTCGCGCGCTATGGTGCTACTAAGGGCATCACCGATCACGCGGGCACACTGGCGGGCATCCTTCAGCGCACCCCTCCCGGCCTCGTCTCCTACTTGTTCCCCCCTGGGCAGCAGTGCTTCCGCCCGCACATCGACCGCGAGGTGACGTTCAGCCACGTGACGCCTCGCAGCAACTACGTCCACGCCACTCCCAAGGACTGGGAAGAAGACATGGAAGAGACAGCAGACGCAGTAGGCGTCCTAGAAAGGTCGGTGTGACATCGCCAAAGAGAACGGGCTTGGAATGACCGTGACGGTAGACGATTCGGCTGGTACAGGGCGCGCCATCAGTAACGACGTGACGGCCGTGCAGATCGGTATGCCGTCTACCGTGCAGGACATCACGGGTGTCAACTCGACCGGCATGGAGCGCCTGCTCCTGCTGGCCGACCTGAGCATCACGCTCACGGGGGTATTCAACGACGTGGCAACGACGGGCATCCACACGGTGCTCTCGACGTTCCGCACACTGGCGGCATCGCAGACGGGCCGCACGACTGTGATCGTCGTCAGTGGCGACACGCTCACCAACGAGGTGTTGTACACCGACTACCAGCTCAACCGCGCCGCGGACGGCTCGCTGGTGGTCACAGCGCCGGGCGGACTTTCCAACGGCACCCTCAGCGCGTGGGCTTAGGAGTGAATGATGGGTTTTGATGTAGGCGGCAACACAGCACGCTTGGAGTTCCAGCCCGGCACCGTGCTGGACGGGGCGACGGTGCGCGTCTCACTCGACATGAGCGTGCGTGACTTCCTCGCGTTGCAACGCACGATCGCGGGGCTGGCGACCAGCGGTGAGACCGTACCAGCGGAGACGCTGGAGCAGTGGGAGCAGGCGTATCGCCTGTTCGCCTCCACCTCGCTGCTGTCATGGGACTTGGAGCGTGACACACACCCCGTCCCTACGGATGCGGACGGGTTCCTGTCGCTGCCGTTCGCTGTAGCCAACGCTATCTTCACGGCGTGGGCCAGCGCGCTGGGAGGGGTCTCCCCAAACTCACCCGCCGCCTCCGCGAATGGCGTGCCGTCGGAGGCGGATTTCGAGCGGATGGTTCCCGCGTAACGGAGCCCGCAGAGTACACGGAGGCGGTGCTGGTGTACCGGATGTGTCAGGCGTACCAGGCATTGCCCGAGGTGGGAGGCGTGCTCGACCAGTCGGTGAGTGTGCTGCGAATGCATGCCGTCCTCGATGCGGGCGGGTACTTCGCGCAGCAGGACGCGTCCTCTACTACGAGTGCGCCCGCGCAACGTGACGTGTTCGCGGAGATTCCGATGATGGCGTTGTGAAAGCGCGCCGGTACCCGCTGGGGTCGGTGGAGTTCACGGGCGACCGCGTGATCGCGCGTCAACTATTCGGGCGCAAGGTGATCCCGCTCAAGCGCATCACGTCGGTGGAGCGCAGCGGTCTTGCGCGTATCAAAGTGGAGGCGGGCGCGGAGACGCACGGCTTCATGTTCTGGAGTCCCGGCGCAGCCGCGCGCATGGTCGAAGCGATCGAGGATGCGCTGACCAATGGGTAACGAAGTGTTGATCAGAGTCCGCGAAGAGGGGACGGCGCAAACACAACAGGCGCTGAAGGGCCTCGGCGCGGCGGTCACGGGGACGGCGCTCGGCTTCGGGGCGTTCCAGATTGCCCGCGACGTAATGAACCGGCTCACCGGTTCCGTGACTGCCGCACTAGATGCAGCGCGCGACCTGAATCGCGTGCAGGCGCAGACTGCTGCCGTCTTGCAGTCCACGGGTGGGGCGGCGGGCATGAGCGCGCAGGCTGTCCGCTCCCTCGCGGAATCGTTGGAGGCCGTGACTGGCATCGACGAGATCGCGGTGCAGGGCGCAGAAAACCTACTGCTCACCTTCACGAGGATCGGCAGTGACATCTTCCCGCAGGTGACGGCGGCCGTAGCGGACATGGCGACCGCAATGAATCAGGGCGCGACGCCGAGCGCAGAGCAACTGGCGAGTACGGCGATCCAGGTCGGCAAGGCGATGCAAGACCCGATCCTCGGGTTGACCGCGTTGCGGCGTGTGGGTGTGAACTTCAGCGACGCGCAGAAGGACGTGATCAAGGCGCTGGTGGACGGCGGGCGTGCTGGCGAGGCGCAGGCGCTGATCCTCAAGGAGTTGCAGAAAGAGTTCGGCGGCAGCGCTGCTGCGGCCTCGGCTGCCCGTGGGGGCATCGACCAATCGCGGGATGCGATGGAGGATGCAGCGCGGGCGATGGCGGAGAAGTTGCTGCCCGTGCTGATCCGCGTCCAGAAGATGATGTTCGACACGGGGGCTGCTGTCCTGCAGAACAAGCCGATCCTGATCGGGCTGGCGGCGACCTTCGGTGTGATCCTCGTACTCGCCATCGGCGCATTCGTCGCAGCGCTCTCGCCAGTCACACTGATTGTGCTTGGTGTCGCGGCAGCGATCGGGGCGCTCGCTGCCGCCGCCGCGTTTTTGGTGGAGCATTGGGATCGTGTGCGCGATGCCATTCGTGGCAGACTGCGCCCCGTGCTGGATGCGCTAGGAGCGGTGTTCGCGCGCATCTCCGATTTCGTGCAGGAACACGCTGCGGTGTTGAGGGGGCTGGTGCTGGTGATTGTGGGCGCGCTCGCACTCGCGTTCTGGCCGCTGACGCTGGCAATCGGTGCAGTGATCCTGGCGTTCAAGCACTGGGATCAGATCACGTCGGTGGTCGGGGCGGTGCTAGGCGCAGTCGGTAATGTGATCGGCCAGTTCATCGACTGGCTGGGCAATGCATGGAGTGGCATCACAGATGCCCTGACCGCGCCTTTCCAAGCCATGATCGAGCCGGTCAAGGGGGCGATGCAGAAGGTAGCAGAGCTGGTCGGCAAGGCGCTGGAGTGGATCGGGGAGCGGCTGGCGAAGTTGGGCAATATCGAGGTATTCGGTATTAGGCCATTTGAGGCGCTGGGCCAACTTGGCTCGATGCTGAGCGGTGCTGTGGGAGACATCTTCGGCAACATCGGTGATCTGATCGGGACAGGGCTTGGCAAGGTGGGCGGTGCCCTCGGATCGCTCACCATCCCGTTTCCTGAGCTGGCGGCCCCGACCATCGGGGCAATCGCGGGAGCCGCCGAGGACATGGCGGCTGGCACCAAAGAGAAGATGACCGAGTGGCAACAGGAGATGAACCGCATCCTCGACGGCTTCACTGTGAAGCAGGTGGAGGCCTACCTGAAGGGCGGGGATGCGGCGGTCGCAGTGGTGCAGGAGCAGCAGCAGCGCGCGCTTGACGCGTTGGTGGCCCAGGCAGTCGAGTTCCACCAGCATCTCGGCATCGACCTGCCGGATGCGCTGCGGCTCGCGGCGGAGGCTGCCGACGAAGCAGCAAAGGCGCAGTTGGAGATGGCGAAGGCTGCCGAGGCTGCGCAACAGAAGGTGTTCGACCTCACGATGCAACTGTGGCGCAGCGCGGGCGGGCCTGGTACATCGAGTGCCGGTTTCCAGAACCTCGCCGCCCTCGCGTTCGCTGCGGAACATGGGGGCGCTGGGGTGGGCGGAGGCACCACGCGCACGGTGAACCCAGACGGTTCGGTGACGTTCAGCAACAGTGCGGCCCCCACGACCAACGTCACGATCAACGCTGGGGTGATCGGTGATCCGGTGGCGACCGGGAAGATGGTCGCAGATGCGGTCAATGCGGCGGGTCAGGCCCTCGGCCCGGTGATCAGTGGCGCGGCGGTGGGTGAGTGAGCGTCGCGCTCCCGACGTTCGCGGTGGAGGTAGCTTTCGCCACAGGAGCCAACGCTGCGGCATGGGCGCTCGGGAGCACCGCGTTTCCCGCCACGCTGGGCGAGGCAACGGTGTGGGTGTGGACGGACGTCACGGCGGATGTGCGGGCGATCACAGTTACTCGCGGCAAGTCACGCGAACTCGACCAGTACCAGGCTGGGCGCTGCGCAGTCACCCTCGACAACCGCTCGCGTGACTATGACCCGCTCAACCTCTCCGGCCCGTACGTCTCTGGTGGCGCGACGCAGGTCAAGCCGGGCCGACGGCTGCGCGTGCGGGCTACGCACCAGTCTGTCACCTATGACCTGTTCATGGGGGTGATCCGCGACTGGTCGATTGAGTATACGGGGCCGTTCGACTCACGGGCGATTCCGCAAGCGACGGACTTCATAACCGACCTCGCGCGCACCGGGGTAAACGTGACGACGACGGCAGGGCTGACCGGGCAGGCGATCAAGTCGGTACTGGACGACGCCGGAGTGTCTGCGTACACGCTAGACGATGGCGTGGAGACGCTACAGGCGATGACGTTCACCGCCGATGCGCTGGCCGCGATCCACACGCTTGAGCGTAGCGATCAGGGTCACTTCTACGTGGAGAATGACGGCACCGCGACGTTCATCGAGCGCACTGGGCCGATTGTCCTGACTCGCTCCAACACCTCGCAGGGCACGTTCGGGGCAGGGAATCTCTCGTACCAGGGGCCGGAGGACCGGATGCGTTACGAGGCCGACGTGCTGATCAATGACGCGCGCTTCACACGGCAGGGCGGCACCGAGCAGACATACACCGACGAGACTTCTGTGAGCGATTACGGCAAGCGTACACAGACGTACGGTGGCCTCGCGAACGCTACCGACGCGGCGGCGCTCTACCTCGCGACGGGCTACGTGGGGAAGTGGGCGGAGCCGCTGCTACGGGTGCGGCAGGTCACCTTCCACGCGCAGTACCATGCGGACACGATGACGCAGGCGCTGGCGCGCCGCATACTCGACCGCATCACGGTCAACTTCACGCCGCCAGGCGGGGGGTCGCCCATCTCTCAGGCGGCGCATATCATCGGCATCACGCACCAGATCACGCCGCAGCAGGGCATGGTGACCGCGTTCGTCCTCACCAACGTGGGCGGGCTGGGGTGGATACTGGGAGTCGGCGAACTGGGCGATGCTGCTGGCACTACTGCCACGGTGTTGGCGTTCTAGGAGATAGCGATGGCATGGACTGACGGTGTCACACGCGCCACCAACGACGTGGTGACGGCGAGCGATTGGAACACCTACCTCGGTGCCACCGGCTCGCTCATGGAGTTGGAGGCCGGGGCTGCTCGCGTCGCGTTCCGTGCTAATCGGCATCTCGTCGCCCAGTGGGCTGCGCAGGGGGTAGGCGCCGCCGCAGCCGCCTACGGGATCGGGTTCAACGCCAGCGGCAACTCAACACCAGCGCTAGCTGCCCTCAGTGGCGAGGGCTATCTACAACTGAGTGCTGGTGGTGCAGAGACGGGGTGGGCGCTGGCGAGTAGAGACAGTGGTGGCGGTCTGGTCGCTGTCAATGCCCCATCCAAGAGCCTCCGCATGTTGATGCGGGTGCTGCTCCCTGCTGCGAGTGCGAACCTCACGCGGTGGATTGCCGGGTTCGTCAGTGCGGACTCACTCACTGCCAATGGGGCATATCTGCGCATTGCTACCACCGGCAACGTGTTCTTCGTCACCCGTCAGACTACGGAGACGGTGACTGACCTTGGAGCGCTATCGCGCGTGGCGATGCTGGGGTTCGAGATCGAGACTGCCGATGCGGGTGTCACTTGGGTGTGTCGCAACCAGGCGGGGACGCAACTGGCGAGCCATACAGGCGATGTGCCGACTGCTGCCACGGCACTGATCCACGGTAACTTCGGTGTTACCGCTGCTGCGCTCCCGTTCGGGCTTGCCTATCTGCAAGTGGAAGGGACTTTCTCCTAAGATGCCCTACATTAGTATCGCCACGAAGCCAGATAGTATCGGTGTGGGGCGCACGGCGCGCCGTGCCAGTTATCGAGCCGATAGCGGCGCTGACTGGGTGGCCGAGGTGGACGAGGTGCGCCCCAGCGAGATCGAGATCAGCGAGGCCGCCTATCTCGCCACCGCCGCTGCGAATGCGACATACAACGCGGCGCTTCCTCCCGCTCCTGCACCCGCGCGTCCACTGTCACCAGAGGACGCGTTGGTGAAAGCCATCATGGCCGCCTCCGACATTGCATCACTCAAGGTAGCAATCACCGCCGACCCCGTGCTGGGGCCGATTGCGGCGAAGGTGTAGGGTGTGACGACCTCGCGTATGTCCGATGGCGAGCTGATGCAGCGCATGGAGGCGATCCACACGGAGCAGCGCGCCGCCTTCATCGACCTGCGCCGCGACCTCGCGCAACTGAAGGACGAGGTGAAGCGGACGAACGGCAGCGTGCAACTGCTGCAAATATGGCAGGCCGAGGTGCGCGGATCGCTGCGGATGCTGTCGATCATGGTGGGCATCGGGATCGCCGTGCCGGGTAGTGTGGGGGCGGGTGTAGCGATACTGGTGGCGACCGGGGTGATCAGGTAGGGGGTGGCGATGCCTGACTGGATTCGCGGGTGCGACGCTGACTTCGGTAACTCCCTCGTCACGGGCGGGACGTTCCCGGACGACGTGACCGCCACCATCACCTTCCTCTTCGGCCCGCGCGCGCCGTTGGAGACGAGCCCCGGCGTGTGGACGGGCTGGGTCGATCCCGCGACTGGGCAGCGCGTGGACTTCCACTACGGCCTCGACCTCGCTGTCACCGAGGGCACGCCGCTACTGGCGCTCGGCTACGGCATCGTCACGAACGTGATCCTCAACGACCGCTCATTCGGCAACGCGGTGGAGTGCGCGTACGACGGCGACGACGGCCACCGCTACCGCGCGATGTACCTGCACATGCGGGACGCCTCGCTGGTGGCGATCGGCGACCGCGTGACGCCGGGCCAGACGGTCGGCTATGTCGGCACGACCGGGGCGAGCACGGGCCCACACCTCCACATGCAGGTCTGGCGCGACGACTACACCATCGACCCGCTGTCGTTGCTGGTGGCAGCCAACCCGGTCGGCTTCGTGCCGCCATCCTCGTTTGCCCCACCGCCCCCCGTCGTCTACCCGGTGCCAGACGTACAGTGGGTGGCGCAAGGCTGGGGTGCCGAGGGCGCGAGCCCGTGGGAGCACCGCTACCCGCTGCGCGCAAAAACCGTGAAGCCGGGCGCGCTGATCAACCTCGTGCGGGACGGGCGGGACGCGGACGGGTGGGAGCTGTTCCACCTTGAGGTCGAGGACTACGAGGGGGTGTAGGTGATGGACAAACTCGCAGGGCTCGTACGGCCAGCCGTGATGCTCATCCTCGTCTCTGCGCAGGTGTGGCTCGCCGTTGCGTGGGCCGCTGGCCTTGAGCGCGCGGAACCCGCGTTCGCCGGGCTCGGGGCGTTCACGATGATGGTCGTGACGTACCTGTTCCGCAGTCGTGATGCAGAGAAGGCGGCTGCTGCGGATGCCGCTAGGAATGCCGACCCGCCTAGCGCGACGCCGAACTGATGGAAGAAGAACTATGCGGTCGCGTCCTCAATCACCGCTGGAAGGCACCGGATTACAAGGAGCGTGAAAGCACCGTGAGTACGGAGATGTGCTTGCACCCGCGAAGTGTCCACAATGAGTTCGGATTGTGTGAGTCGTGCGATGATGCGAATCACTTCGCAGACATGATTCACGCGTTCACCCCCGGTGGCGGTGTGTCCGTAACGTCATGAAGCGCGTCCTCACCTACGTCGGCAAGAAGGCGGCGGACACCGTGATCGTGATGGTGACGGGCTTCGTGCTGGCGGTGCTGGGCGTGAGCTCGATGCTGGAAGGCCCGCCGAGTAACCCGCTCGACTTCCCGGCGCAGGTCGCGGACGGCTTCGAGGTGTTGGTGGACGGTATGCGCGTGCTGGTCGCAGCGGCGGGGAAGTACCTACAGGAGCCATGACTACAGGAAGGAACCGCACCATGCTCACCATCGGCTTCGAGAACCTGACCGAGCCCGGCGACGAGTTGCACTACGGCGACGTGGTGAAGTTGCACCTGACCGGCCAGAAGCGCGGCGGCCCGCCGTGGCACCTTGAGGTCGCAGCCTATGGCAACCGCATCGACTGGCCCGTGCCGGGGACGTACGCGGACAAGGGCGCCGACCGGGACGCCAGCCCGACCTTCACCCTCGGTGTCTCGGCCTCTGGCGGCGCGCAGAACAGCGCGGAGTGGGACGACGACGGCAACTACATCACCGCGTACTACATGACGAATAAGGGCGGACTGCCGGTGGCGACGGTGCCGGTGCTCGGACGGCGGTGATCCGCCGCCTCGTCACGCTGCTCCTGCTCCTGCTGGTCGCCTCGCCCGCCCACGCAGAGCCCGGCCACCCCGACGCTCACGGTCCCTACCCCGGCGGCGCGAGCGAGCGGCACGACGCGAAGCACCACCCTGCGCCGCCGCCGCCCGTGGAGACGCCTGCTCCGCTGCCAGCGGAGCCGCCATCCAGTGCGCCACCGAGCCCGCTTGTCGCAGCTCCGCCCGGCGTTGAGCAGCCGCGCGCAGTCGAGGTGCCTCCATTAGCAGGCGATGCGCCGCCACTGGCAGTAGAGCATGAGCCGCCGCTGGTGGTCGTGCTGCTGCCGCCTGCACAGATCACGGCCACGCCGAGCCCCACGGTGGCCGCTGCGCCGCGCCCAGCGCCCAGCGCCACCACAGCGCCACCTACTGCTACAAGCACGTCTGGGGCTCGTCCTGTGCAGCCTGCGGCCACGCTGGGCCCGTGCCAGCCGCCGTGCGTGGTGGTGACGGCCAACCCGACGCCGGTAGTGCAGCCGGCTGCAACAGCCGCGGGGAGCGCGGAGCCTTATTCCAGCCCCCCGCCTGTTACTGCAATAGCGAGCGCGCCGTGGTGGCATCGGCTATGGCCGGCTGGACGGTGCAGCACCCGCTTGATGTAGACGGCGTGTCTACGATGTGCTACGCTCCCGGTAACAGGCTGGGGAAGGGAGCACCATCGTGCCGAGGATATGCGGACTCTGCTTCGAGGCGCCGGCAGACGGGCTGCGTCACCTCTGCACGGGCGCGCGCTGCGACTGTGTGGGGCCGCACATCGGGGCGCGCTCGTGACCGCCCCGCAGTTCGATGCGGACACCCTCCTGGACGACGAGTTGGAGGATATGGCTGACGGCTCGCCTGCGCCCACTGGGATAGAGGCACTGTTACGTTCCGAACCGCAGCAAGCGCTGTGGCGTTTCGGGCGCGCGCTCAAGCGGCTGCACGCGCGTGACCAGGAGTTCGCCACCTACCTCACGACGATCCGCCGCGAGGTTGAATACGAGCGCGAGCGTATCGCGAAGCAGATGCGGGCGCTCGACGACTTGATCGAGGGCGAGCTGCTGCGCCGGCGCGAGCAGGACCCCGCGGTGAAGAGCATCGACATCCCCGGCGTGGGGCGCTGGCAGTCGCGCACTGTGCCCGCGTCCTGGCGCACGGTGGATGAGGCAGCGGCCATCGCGTCGCTCGCGGAGACGCCGGACGAGTTCGCGCGCTTCACGGAGGAGCAGACGCGGCGCGTCCTCTTGAAGGACGACCTCAAGGCATGGCTCGTTGAGACGGGGCTCGCTGCCTTCCCAGGCATGGAGCGCACAGAGGCACACGTGACCACGAAGGGACCATTCCAGTGACGCAGGTACAGGATGCCAACGCATTGCTCATGGGTAGTGGTGGCCGCTCAGCCAAGTTTGAGCAGGCCGGTGACATCATCATCGGGTACATCGCACGCGTGGAGACGCGCCAGATGACGGAGATCGGGTCGGGTGCGCTGCGGACGTGGCCTGACGGGAACCCGCGGATGCAACTCGTCATCCAGCTGCAGACGGACTGGCAGGCCGACGAGGAGGACGATGGGCTGCGCAACCTGTACGTCCCGATCCCGAGCCAGATGCAGAAGGCGATCGCCGACGCGGTGCGCAAGACAGGGGAGCATGGCCTCGGGCACAACGGGAAACTCGGCATCAAGTTCGTGCGCACCGAGAAGCCTAAGACGAAGGGGTACAGCGGGCAGAAGATTTACAGCGCCTCGTACGCTGCCCCGGTCGTCTCGGCCGAGGACGATGGGTTGCACGCTGCAGACGATGAAGATGACTTGCCGTTCTAGGAGGAGTGGCCCGTGAGCCCGCGCCTTGTCCGCTGGTGCGCTATCGAGGACGGCCAGCCAGGCAAAGGCACGGGGCGCTGGATCGCCCAGTTCGTGTTGGAGCCGAAGGGGAGGGCGTGATGGTGGAGGCAACGGAGACGCTGGGGGGCCGCCTGCGTCGCTATCGCAGCGTGAAGGGCCTCACGCAGACGGAGCTCGCCGAGAAGGCGAAGGTGAGCCGCGCGAGCATCGCCTCGTGGGAGCTGGGGACGCGCTCGATGCGCATGGGGCCGCAGGTGCGCCGCCTCGCGCGCGCCCTGGGGGTGACGATCGAGGAGCTCGTGAGCGATGCCGCCTGAGTGCGACGGGCCGCTCGTGCTGGCTACCTGGCTGTGCAAGGGCAGGGTCGTGCGCTACCGGCGCGAGGCGCACTCGTTCGGCGTCCCATTCATGACGAGCGCCACACTCTGCGCGAAGTGCCGCGCACGGCTCCCGTTCTGGCAGAAAGCGAAGCAGGTAGCGGCATGACAGCGACGATCATCTGCGACCGCTGCGGGAAGAAGCAGCGACCACATTACGACAGCGGTTGGGGCGAGGTGAAGGTGCACACCCTGAGCCAGTTCGACGCTGAGCGCCGATACAATGTGTGCGCGGAGTGTTTCGCGATGGTGATGGCGACGCTTGGCAAGCCGAAGCGCACGCAGCGCCGTGTAGCTGCTGCGCCGTCGAACATCGTAGCGTTCCGCCCATGAAAATCGTGATCCTCGGCAGCAGCAACATCGCATGGGGCGAGCTTCGCCAAGTGCTCGCCACGCTCGGCGCGGACGACGAGGTCGTGGTGAACGGCGCCGCCGCCTCCGCCGTCGAGTTCCTCGTCAAGCAGCACCGCCGCGACCATCGCCAGCGTCCCCCCACCTTCACGGTGCAGCGTGCCGAGGTGCCGCGTTACGAGCCGGACCAGGCGCGCACCCAGCTCGCGATGCAGCTCATCGCGTACCATGCGCCGGCGGCCGTCGTGCTGGTCGGGGAGCCGGACCCGCTGCTGCAGGAGGAGGTGATGCGCTTCGCCGCCGCGCACCTCCCGCGCCCTGTGCCCGTGTGGACGGCCGGCGAGTTCGTGCACGAGAGGACGAGTGTGTAGTGACACTAGAACGATGGGAGGCGGCCGCGCGTAAGTTCGGTACGTTAGATGCGGACGACGCACCATCCGCCTGCACGTGTGGACATCACCATACGCTGGTTGCTAGACGCGAGGGCAGTCATGGTGCGGAGCGCTGCAGTTACTGTCCGTGCCGTTCGATCGTGCGGCCAAGTCACGCTGGACAGCAGGGAGGCAGATGATGGCGCGGGTCATGTGGGAGTGGGCGCTGCGGCTCTGGCCGACGCAGTACGCGGTCGAGGTCACGTTGGAGAAGCGGCTCTCCGACGCCGAGGTGCGCGCGTTCGCGGAGCGGCTGCGGGCGCCGCACGCGTGATCGCGTTCACTGCCTACGGGAAGTCTGAGCCCCAGGGCAGCGCGCGGGCCTTCGTGAACAAGCGCACGGGCCGCGCCATCGTGACCTCAGACAACCCGGCGCTCAAGCAGTGGCGCACGGAGATCGGCCGCGCCGCCCAGGCCGACCCGTCCTACACCGGCCACGAGCTCACGGGCCCCGTGCTCGTGCGCGCCGTGTTCTCACTCAGCCGGCCGAAGAGCCGCCCGAAGCGCGACCTGCTCCCTGACCGCAAGCCCGACCTCGATAAGCTCGCAAGGGCTTGTCTTGATGGCATCACCCACGTTTTGATCGCGGACGACAATCAGGTGTGCGTGCTCGACGTGCGCAAGGAGTACGCGCCGGCTGGGCTCGCTCCCAGCGTC